TGTTAGGTCTGATTAAAAATACTGATATGTTCAACACTCAGTATGGTAAATCACACTACGAACAAGTTACTAAAGCAGTTAACCAAAGTTCTAACATCAAAGTTTCTAGCGATGCATACGAAACCGTATTCTCTCAGAACCTGATGCGCGACATCCAAGCTGAGTTAGTAATTGCTCCTCTATTCACAGAAATTACAATGACTTCTGCAAATATGACAATTCCTATCAACCCAGCAAGTGGTTCAGCTACATGGGTTGACGCCGGCCAATACGGTACTGAAAACTCTACTGGTAGCGCAATTGACGTTCAATTAACAGAACGTACACTGAAAACCTTCAAGCTAGCTGCTAAGACCTTCTTAACAGAAGAAACTGAAGAAGATACAATCATGGCTATCCTGCCAATCCTACGTAGTCACTTAGTTGAAGCTCACGCTAAAGCTATCGACACTGCATTCTTACGTGGTACTGGTGTAGGTCAACCTAAAGGTCTGATTGTTCAAGCTGCTGCAATCGCTGCTGGTGCTGCTACTGAAGTTACAACTGCTAACATGTCAGTTAAAGTAACTGCTAAAATGATTTTAGCTGCTCGTCGTAAACTAGGTCTGTATGGTATCAACCTGAATGATGTAACGTTAGTTATCTCTCAAGATGCGTACTGGGACCTGTTACTTGACTCCGAATGGGCCGACGTACAACAAGTTGGTGCAGAAGCTTCAATCAAGCTGAAAGGTGAAGTCGGTAACGTATACGGTATGCGCGTACTAGTTTCTAACAACTTCGAAGCTAAAGCTCTAAACAAATGTTGGGGTGTTTTAGTTAACGTGAAGAACTTCGTTGTTCCACGTCTGCGTGAAGTTACAGTTAAGACTGAAGTAGAAATTCAGAAAGACCGTCGTGTATTCGTCGCTACTCAACGTCTGAACCTAGAGCCTCTGATCGAAGCATCAGCTGGTAACGGTAAAGGTGTTGTACAATTAGTTTACGCAGCTGCTTAATAGTTAGCGTATACCTTACAAAGGGCTGGCCGATGGTCGGCCCTTTTTTGTATGTGGAGATACAATGTCAGTAATAACTTTAGACGACTACAAAACATACGCAGGTATTGCTAGCCCAAAAGAGGACGACAAACTACAAGTTTTAGTGGATTACGCTAATTCTTTTGTGGGGTCATACTGCAATACTAGGTTTACGCGTACTACCGTTGCGGAAGAGCGAAATACTTGTTTTAATGGGGAAATCTACCTAGAAGAGATTCCGGTTACTTCAGTAGACGAAATCCGTATCATGAACAAAAAGACTCTAGTAGGCGTACTCCCGCCAGAGGACTATCATTTAGAGCCTACGCAGGGTATCGTAACAATCTTAGAAACAGGGCTGCAGATTCCTGATTCAGGATTTAACGTGTCTGTAGATTATACCTATGGGTACTCAGACGCACCCAAACCTGTAATACTAGCCGCAATGGAGCTGGTTACTTATTTTAGTAAGAGAGAGTTTAACAAATCTCGTAATACAGGAAATGGGGAAACCGCACAGTTCGCAGATCCTAATGTAATACCTACACATATTCGAGCCGCCCTAGATTTATACAGGAGACTGTAATGGCTTCAAAACTCTACGAAGAGATTCTAGCTGAGGCGCTAAAGCGTACGGAAGGTACTAAGAGAGTGTCTAATGCTTTGCTGTTAAAAACCGCAGTGGAGCAGAAAAAGATGGACTTAAGCAGTACTATAGCTGTTAGGCGTGCTGACGGAGAGGAAATCTCGGAAAACGATATAAGAGCTGCTGAAGACTCAGCGGAGGCTTACGTAGATGCTTTAGTAGAAGACATGGCTAGAATGGACTTGGATAAGCTCATCAAGTACGATAAGAGAGCAAAGAAGACTTCCAGAGCACCCGGCGAGAATGTCCGGGGGTTGAGACGTAGGTCCGGACAATTTATTAAATCGGCAGACCTACAGACATTACTAAACCTTACTCTGTACAGATATACCCAAGCACGCATGGGCTCCCCTAGACTTAACAATAGAACTGGGCGATTAGCTCATAGTGGTGTGGTTACTAGTATTAGTAATGGCTCTGCGGATAAAGTGTCTCTGTATTTTAGGTACATGACGTACCCCTATGCAGTTTTTGAACCAGAAAGTGGGAATCCTAGGTCTAGCGAAGCTAGGTCACCAAAACAACTATTTAAGGACGCACTAAACGATGCGTTAGGCGATATTCTTAACCCAGCCTCAAAAGCCAGAATATCCGTTTATTGGAGAAGATAATGAGTGCTAGATCTGGGATAGTAAAAGCTATCTCCTCAAAATTGGCTGAAGAATTTAATGGGTCGGGTAAATACCTGACCAATCTATACGGCGCTGTGTCCAACGTGGTTAAGCACTTTGATGACATTCAAAGTTTTCCGTACATTAGTGTAACACCAGGACCGGAAACCAGAGAGTATCTTCCTTCAAATCAAATGTGGGGTTTTCTAACCGTTTATGTTAGAATATTTGTCAGTAACGCTGATGATGCTCAAGGAGAACTGGAGAGCATTATTGCAGACATAGAAAATTTTATTGACAACAATCGAGGGTTGTCGTATAATATAAAAACTACTGCGGGAGAGGAATCCCGTCAATTAACTGACTGTGAAGTAGCATCAATAGCAACAGACGAGGGGTTATTAAATCCCAAGGCGTTTGGAGAAGTTGTGCTAACCATCAGATACGATAAACATCGCCAATTTTAGGAGAAATACTAATGGCAATTAATTTATCTCGTAACACGAGACTTTGGGTTAGTACAGTTGATACTGGGAACAACAACTCAAACACATTCGAAATCCCTATCCAAGAGGGCTACAGCTTAGGTCAGGCAGTATCAAGTTCAGACATTTCAGTAAATGAAGCTGGTCCGGTACCTATCCGTGGTTCAAAGCGTTTCAACGATTCTTTAGAGCCTGTTGAATGGTCGTTTTCCACCTACATCAACCCATATGTAGGCCTAACAGATGCTTCTAGTAAAATTATGCTAGTAGATATGATCATGTGGCAAGCACTGGCAGTTAAGCGCGGAGAAGTTATAGACTTTGAAGACGCTACTAAACCTTTACACGGCGACACAGACACCTTCAATATCTCTTTTACTAAAAACTCTGGTCACGTAATGACTGAGTTGTTTCTATTCTTTAAGATCGATAATACGTTCTATAAGGTTTCAAAAGCTCAGGTGTCTAGTGCTGAAATCGGTATTGACATCGAAGATATCGCAATGGTATCTTGGTCAGGTCAAGCCACACAGATCGAAACTCTAGCTTCCGCTCCAGCATGGGTAGCTACAGCAGTGGCTGCTGGATATAACTCTGCCGGTGTTCTTGCAGGTTATGTACCTATTCCGTCTACTAAGAAATATATTCTGAACAAATTAACTACAATGACGTTAAATGCTCCAGAGATTTCTATCGGTGGTACTGTGGCTAACTCCCACTACAACATCCCGCTGACTGGTGCTAGCGTAAGCATCAATAACAACATCACGTTCGTTACTCCTAACACGTTATCAGAAGTAGACATTCCTATCGGTTCGTTTACAGGTGCGTTCGAAGTAACTGGTAGCTTAGATGCGTATTTACGTACAGGTACTGGTGACGGTACTTCCGCTAATATGTACAACTCAGCGGATTTATTAGCTCATATGACTAGAACAGCAGGTCTAGCAAAGGTAACAAACGCCAGTAGCATTACTATCAACATTGGCGGTGTGGAACTTGGACAGCCGGCCTTTGTTATTAAAATGCCAACAGCTCACCTAGCTGTTCCAAACTTCAGTATTGAAGACGTAGTATCTACATCTATCGAGTTCAAGGCCGTAACAGCCAACGCGGACTTACAGAGTGGTGCCGAAATCTCTCTAGAAGCTCACGCAGTTAGAGCAGCGTAACATGGCATTGACCTTTCTTAAAGGGTCTACTGTAGTATTGCATAATGGTTCAACCAGCAGGAAACTGCTGGTTGAATCCGTTACCGCTTCCCAAACATTCCTAGAGGAATCCCGCCCAGTAAAAACTATCCATATACCAAATAATATACAGGATACAGGCACTAACTCAAAAAGTACAGTATCTTTGGAAATTACTTGCCATCTAACAAACACGGACAGTATGCTACTAGAATGGTTTGGGTTTATCAAATCAGGCAATAAGTACCTAATACAGCCGGCAGGTACTTTAATTCCTACGTATACGGTGTATATTCTATCTGGGACTACAGTCTACCAAGTAACCAATGTATACGCTACCTCTCTTACTTTCTTGATGGATAAAGAGAGACCACTCTCTGTTAGCATATCTGCTACGGGAAGCAATCTAACCGAAATTTTAACACCTCCTACTATTGACTCAACTCAAGTAAATACTGGATTTATATATGGTAACTTAAATGTGGCTGGGTACTCTAATATAGCCGGTGTAACCTGTGAAATATCAAAAACTATTTCGTGGGTAAACGATAAGACAGTTCACGCAGTACTCTCAGGGATGTATTACTCCCAGAAGGCTGTATGCGATGAACTAGCAATAGGTGGCGCACTCACGTTTTACAAACGAGATAGCGCACTACAATACCAAAAAGAAGCGCCTGTAGAAATTCAATACAGTAACGTGTTTCGTCTATCTTTTGATAAGTGTAAGCTTCTTGATAGATGGGACCTGTCTTCCGACGTTCATAGAAAGATTATTGATTATAAGCTACAACCTACCTCAGGTGATGCACATATTTTAAACGGAGCAGGAGCTCCATCGTTCCTAGAATTTATTCTGGACGGTTCGGGTTTTTAGTGGCTAATGGGCCGCTGGTGAGTACGGGAGAACTTCACAATGGCAGTATCTATTGATAGACTAAGAGCGGGTGCCCTTGGTGACCCAGGCAATTCTATAGGTCAGGACGTTGCTGACTCGGTAAACGCTTTAATTAGCTTTGCTGAAACTACAGACGTAACGTTGACCTCTTTATCTACCAACAAATCAGATACTTCGCACGGCCACTCATTAGCTACTAATAACTCCCACGGATTTATGTCTAGCGCTGATAAGGTAAAGTTAGATAGCTTAGTATCTTCAGGCACCTCGGATGCATATCTACTGAACAGAGCTAACCATACGGGCACGCAAGATATCTCCACGGTATCTGGCCTAGTATCTGCCCTAGACGGCAAAGCACCTAGCGGACATGGCCATACCGACGCCTCTACTATGGCGTCTGGTTTTATGTCTGCCACAGACAAAGCAAAATTAAACAGCGTAGCAGTAAATGCTAGCGCTAACTCTAGCGATGCGGTGCTATTAAATAGGGCTAACCATACAGGTGCCCAAGCTATTAGTACTATAACTGGACTAAGCACTTCTTTAGCCTCTAAGGCTGACGCAACGCACACACACGTAGTAGCTAGCGAAACTGTTGCCGGTTTTATGTCTGCTGCTGACAAGGCTAAGTTAACCGGAATAGTAGCGGGGGCCACTTTAAACTCGCCCGACGCAACTCTTTTAGCTAGAATTAACCACACGGGTACCCAACCAATTTCAACGGTGGATGGGTTACAATTAGCACTAGATGCTAAGGCAAGTTTTACGCACGGACACACTCTAGCTAATAATACTACCTCCGGTTTTATGTCCAATACCGATAAGGTAAAGCTAGATAGTGTAGCAGCGAATGCTAGCGCTAACTCAACAGATGCCCATTTACTTAGTAGAGCTAATCATACAGGTACGCAAGCTCAGTCTACTGTATCCGGATTAGAAGCAGCCTTATCAGGCAAACAACCAATGCTTACAGCAGGTCCGGGAATTACTATTGACCAGCAAACCTGGACAATCACTTCGTCTGGGGGTGGAGGTAGTGGTACGTCGGATCACGCTGCATTGGTTAATAGAAATATTGCGGACCAGCATTCTATCTCGTCTATAACAGGGTTGACGGGGGAGTTAGCTGCTAAAGCTAGCATAAACCACAGCCATACCGATGCTAGCATAAATGTAAGTGGTTTTATGTCTTACCAGGATAAGGTAAAGCTAGAAAGCATCAATGCAGGGGCTACGGTAAACCAGAGCGATGCTTATCTATTAGACCGAGCAAACCATACAGGCACTCAAGCTATTAGTACTGTGACAGGATTGCAAACAGCCTTAGATGGCAAAATGGCTACCAATACTACGTTAAGTACCTGGGCTACTAGTGTGGGGAACGCAGGAACAGGAATCCTTAAGAAGACCGCAGCTAACACATACAGCTGGGCTACAGTCACCTATGCTGATGTAGGGGCAGTAAGCTCCTCCATAGCACAAACTGTAGCAGGGATAAAAACATTCTCTAGTCGTCCAGTATTTTCCGCTGGATTACAAGTTTCTGACATCAGCTTCCTAAACTCCTACACTAAGAAGTTTTCTTTATCTTATACCCCTGCAGCAAGTTTTATAGCTGGAGAGTACCAAGAGTTACTGACTCTTACTCCGTCTTCCAGCAGCCAGAACTATACGTTAGACGGTACAATATATGTCCAGTCATCTTCCATAGCACAAGTTATAAGATTTACTCTAGTTGTTAGGTCGGATACGTTACCAATACTATTATTTAATGGCCAGTATGAGGAAGACCTTATAGGAAGTACAGCGTTTGTTAAACCAGTAATCTGGTACAAAGATACTAGTACTTCGGCAATTAAATTAGCTATACAAAGCCTTACAGGTACAGCCCATAATATCAGTTGTGAAATCACGGTAGTTAACCGAGGGGCTTACGATAATGTAGTGGCTAATACTGCCTTTACTTCCGACACTTCTAGCATACCTGCTGGATATGTTCAATCGGATTTTTTAAAGGTAAGAAGCACTGCCGCAGGTTTTTCAACATTTACCAATAAGATAGTTGGTAATATTGATACCGCTAACGCACTGTTTACAGCTAGAACTATTACGGCTACCGGAGATGCAGACTGGACTACGTCTTTTAAAGGCGACCAGAACGTAACTGCGGCTCTTACGTTAAAACCTACTGGAATTACAGCAGGTACTTACGGGTCTGGGACACAAATTCCACAAATAACCTTTGATGCCAAAGGTAGAGCGACAGCAGTAACTCTAGTAGCTCCTAGCATTAAGACAGTTAACGGCGCGTCTTTGATAGGTGCTGGTAACATAGATACCGGAGGCGCGGTAACAGGGCTTATAAAAAGTAATGGTGCTGGTGGTTTCTCCGCCGCGGTACCGGGGACGGACTATGCACTTCCTGGAGGAACGGCTACTAGTCTGGCAGCCGCTAAAGATATAGCAATTACTGGTGATGCAACTTGGTCCGTCGCATTTAAGGGTGACCAAAACGTCAGCTCAGTCCTAACGCTAGCTAATTCGGGAGTTAGCATAGGGACCTATAGGTCTGTAACTGTTGATATCAAGGGCAGAGTAACTGCAGGGACTAATCCGACAACTCTTGCAGGTTATCAGATTAGCGATGCAGTAGCACTTAGTGGAAACCAAACTATAGCAGGTACTAAAGTCTTTACTTCTCCTATCATTAGTTCAGCTGGGGCAGCTCTTGTAGCTCGTGGTGGGGCGACAGAGGGTGGTCAGATTGTGCTTGGGTACGGTAATAATTTAGCAACTGCAATTACCGGGCAAGAAAACAATACTTGGAATATAGATGTTGATGCAAACAACGACCTAAGGTTTGTTAGGGTAGGTGCCTCAGCGGACGCTCTACTAGCTCTATCTATCGATGATTTCTCCGGAGAGATAACAGCACATACTAGAGTTCGTATAGGGGCTAACCTAGCCACCGCACCTTTCCAGTTAATCAGTAGAGCAGCCGCCCCCACAACTCTAGTTGATGGGGACATGTGGCATACTGGAAACGAGTTCTACTTGCGTCTAAATGGTACTTCTAGAACGGTAATCCATAACGGCAACCCCACTTCTCTTGCTTCCGACGTAACACAGGTTCAGGCAGAGACCGGAACTGATACTGCTAGACGCTGGTTTACTCCTCAAAGAGTGGCCCAGGCGATAGCGGCTTTGGCAGCGCCAAAAACCTCTACCAACGATAGGATAACCGCTCTAGAGAACTCTCAAGCAGGTAATACAGCACTAGCTAGAAAAGCTATAGCTATAGCTATATTAGGATTATAAATGTCATTAACAACTATAAAAAATGCGGTGGCGGCTAAAATAGCCGCCCTAACCGGAAGTAGCGATGCTACTGAAATAGGAATGCTACATAACCTAGCTATTAGACTAGGATTAGCAACTACCAACACCTCAAGTACGGCTACTACTAAGGCAGGTACGGCTACGGTTAGTACTGACACAGCAGACTTAGCTCTCTTAACTTCTGTTTTAAATGGTCCTTCAGGAAATAGTTACGTAGGAGAGCTAAGAACTTTCGGCTCCGTAATACAAGCAGACCAAACTTTCTATGACGGTACTAGATGGCTAGGGCTGGGTAAGTTTGAAAGCGATGTTACCAAGTTTGATCAAAATATATGGAGAGATGGCCTACTTACTAGTACTACTGTGGGCGTAACTCAAAAGACGTACACTGATGCATTTAATAATGTGGTGATTTTAAATAGTGGAAAAA